GAAATTAAGTTATGTATCAAGAGCACCAGGTTGTTTTTAGAAAAATTTGATGCCGAAAATAATTTAGACTATTACCCTTATAATTCTGAGGTAGCGACAGAAAGAAGGCACATGGTTGACTTCATAGGTAAGTTGCAAAATGAGTTGAGGGTAAGAGAGATGCGACCACATAAAGTTACGACATGAGTGTAGACTTTCTTTATAAAACCAAACCTTACAAGCACCAAGAAGATGCTCTTCATAAAAGTTATGACAAAGAAAACTTTGCATACTTTATGGAGATGGGGTGTGGTAAGTCAAAGGTATTGATTGATAACATTGCTTGGCTTTATTGGAATAGTAAAATAGATACTGCGATTGTTGTAGCACCAAAAGGTGTGTATACGAATTGGAAGAACAATGAAATACCTGCACACTTAGTAGATTGCATAACTCCAAAGGTATATACATGGAAGTCAACTCTTAACAAACGAGAACAAGCAGACTTAAAAAGCTCCGTGGGCGGTGAAGCGAGAAGACATTTACGAATACTACTCGTCAATGTTGAGGCTTTTGCTTCAAAGAAAGTGTTTCAGTTTTTAGAGATGTTTACCCACAGAAGTAATTTTTTACTTGCCGTTGATGAATCAACCACGATCAAGAACATCAAGGCGAAGAGAACCAAGGCGCTAATAAAATTTGCTGAAGGTGCGAGGTATAAAAGAATACTGACGGGTGCTCCGATAACCAAGTCGCCTCTTGATTTATACTCACAATGTTTATTTATGAGTAAAAAAATTTTGGGGTTTGAATCGTATTGGTCGTTCCAAGGACGATATGCCGTGATTAAAAATGTGAAGATGGGATCACATCAGTTCAATCAGATCATAGGATATAAGAATCTGGACGAACTAAAAAAGAAAATAGAGCCACACTCGTTCCGAGTTACGAAAGATGAAGCATTGGATTTGCCTCCGAAGATATACACAACCAGGCAAGTTGATCTGACAATGGAACAAGAGAGGCACTATCAAAGTATTAAGAAAACATCAGTAGCACTTCTTGAAAGTGGAGAGATGGTTACAACTCCAGAGGTAATGACACGACTTTTGAGGTTACAACAGTTGTTATGTGGCTATCTGATTACAGATGATGGAGAGACAAAAGAGATAGAAAACAATAGGTTAGACGTATTACTTGAAGTTGTAGAAGAGATGGAAGGCAAAGTTATTATATGGTCAAGGTTCAGACATGACATCTTAAAAATTCAAAGCAAGTTAGCACAAATCTATGGTGCGAGTTCCGTGGTCACTTATTTTGGCGACACGACTATGGCAGATAGAGACAATGCTATTGCGAGGTTTCAAGATTCGGCTGATCCCACGAGGTTCTTTGTCAGTAATCCACAGACAGGTGGTATGGGTTTGACACTCCATGCCGCGAAGAATGTGATTTATTATTCAAATGATTTTAATTTGGAGTCTCGTGTTCAATCAGAAGATAGGGCACATAGGGTAGGGCAACAGAATAAAGTGTTATATGTTGACCTGGTATCTCCGAATACTGTTGATGTTCACATTGTAAAAACATTAGTGAACAAAAACAAATTAGCAAACATAACACTAGGAGAAAGGGTATTAGAATGGTTAAAGGTGTAAGAGCCGAGAAGATAGTAGGTAATGCAGGTGAGAATCTAACTGTATTTAAATTATCTATGCTTGGGTATGCCGCTTCAACTGTGAAACAAGATGGAGTTGATATAGCAGTTGTTGGAGGTAAAGATTTGATGGTAGCACAACGAGTGGAAGTTAAAACAGTTTTACAAGATGAAGGGGACGGAAGATTCTCTTTTCTTATTTGCAAGGGCAAAGACAGAAGATGTTACACTAGGAAAGATTGCGATATTATAGCACTCGCAACTTTATCTGAAGAAAAAGTTCTGTTCTTTCCCGTAGAATCTTTCACGACAACAAGGTCAATTACATTAACAAAGAATGATTTTAACAAACCATCATCAAAAAATAATTGGGCAGAAGTTCTTGACTATAGTCAAAAAATGATGGGCGAATTATTATATAAGAAAAAATAAGATTTTATGTTTGACATTACAAATAATTTTATGGTAAAAAAAATACAAGACATAAGATTCAAATGTCTTGTTAAGATGAATCGAGTTGGGGTGGTTCCTTTCTTAAATTTTGCCTTAATAAATTTAACCATTCCGCCCCAATAAGATAAGGAGAGTTACATGGATACAGATAAATGGAAATCAATAGCAGTGCCAATCGAAACTTGGAAGAAGTTAAACGAGATGGCAAAACAAAATTTTAGAACTGTTGGTGCTACGATTACATATTTAACTGAGAAAGAATACGAGTCTAAAAAACTCGTTGACGAGAAGGTATAATACTTTAAACTATATCTTCTATTAACCGCTGAAGAGCATAAACTTTAACGTAGAAGGAGAGAAAGATGAGTGATGTGTATTCACTATTCGAGCAAGAGGCAGCTGACCCTCAAGCATTTAATAAAGTCAGAGAAGGCGACACTAAAGACTTGTCGTCACTAATCCGTAGATCCGTAGACTTGGATCAACAGATTAAAGATACCGAAGCACAACTTAAAGACTTAAAAGACAAGAAGAGAGCAGTAGACGAGGAAGACATTCCTTCGATAATGCAGACTATGGGTGTTGAAAGTCTACAAGTTGATGGCAATAAAGTTACAGTTGATAAGTTTGTTTCTGCGAGGATACCCGAAACAAAGAAGCAAGAGGCTTTTCAATATCTAAGAGATATTGGAGAAGGCGATCTTATCAAGAACGAAGTTGTTGTTAGCTTCAGTATGGGTCAAGATAATCAAGCTGGTGTTGTGGTTGCAGATTTAGAGAGCAAAGGCTTTGCACCACAAAAGAAACAGCATGTGCATCCAATGACTTTAAAAACCTGGGTAAAGAATAGAATTGAAAGTGGTAAAGAAATAGACTTTGATCTATTTGGTGTATACCAGGGCAACCGTGCTAAGATAAAAGGAGGTCAGTAATGAACCAGATTGCACAGAAAAAGACCACACAAGTGGTGGTATCAGAGTTAGATAAAATGCTAGAAGCAGACTCTGGTGCTGGTCTTGAAAACATCACAACGGAAGATATGCAGATACCTTTTATTAGGATTATTCAAGCATTATCTCCACAGTTACAGAAGGACGATCCTCTGTATATTAAAGGTGCTGAGCAAGGAGATATCTTTAATACTGTTACACAAGAAGTGTTTAAAGCAGACGAAGGTATTCTTGTTGTTCCTTGTTTCTTCGAGAAGAAATTCTTGGAGTTTATGTTAAGATCATCTGGTGGTGGGTTTGTAAAAGAACTCGCGGCAGATGATAAAGACATAGCCATGACAACTCGTGAAGGTAGCATAGAGACGTTACCTAATGGTAACGAATTGGTTAGAGCACACCAGCATTTAGTCATTGCACAATCTGCTGATGGAACTTTTGCACCGAGTGTTCTTGATATGAAAAAGACACAGTTGAAAGTGTCTCGTAGATGGAATACATTAAAGAATAGCATAAGATTACCTTCTGGTAATGCTATGCCGATTTACGGAACGGCTTGGACTATAACTACGATCTTGGAGAAGAATGACCAAGGTTCGTGGTACAATTACAAGTTGGATCGTGTAAACGAACTTACCAAAGATATAGAAAGCATGATGCTTGAAGCTCGTGCTATGTATCAAAGTGTAAGTAAGGGGGAAGTTAAGATGGCTGCTGCATCTGCTGATGAGATGGCTTCATCAGAAAAGGACGAAGTGCCGTTTTAAATATCGTGGGCCGTACAAGCGCAATCCTCCACTTGTACGGCTCTTTTATTTTTGGAGTGAAGAGTGAATTTAACAGAAGAATTATTACTTGCGTTTGAAGGGTTCGGTGGTGCTCATGGTCAGACGGAAGTTTCCAATCAAAGAATGAATGGCAAACAGAAAGCCAAATCATTTATCGTAAGACAACCATTAACATTAGAATTATTACAAGGACATATTGACGGCAAGAAAGGTGTTGGTGCAATACCAATCAATGAAAAGAATCAATGTAAATTTGGTGCTCTTGATATAGATGAATACCCACTAGACCATCAACAACTTGTAAATAAATTAAATGAATTAAAAGTTCCGTGTATCGTGTGCCGTAGTAAAAGTGGTGGAGCACATATATTCTTTTTCTTTACAAAGTGGATGGAAGCGGCAGACTTCAGAGACAAAGCTGCTGAGATAGCTGCAGCTCTTGGTCATGGACGTTGTGAAATATTTCCAAAGCAAGAGCAAGTATTGGTAGAGCGAGGAGATGTGGGCAACTTTATCAATCTACCATACTTTGATGCACATAAAACTTTGAGGTTTGCATATTGGAAAGAAGGACCTGTGTATATAGAGGCAACTCTTCAAGAGTTTGTGGAAAGAATACACAAGATAAAATGTGATCCAAATAAATTTATGCAGATATCTGTCGGTGGTAAACCAAATTTATTTCCAGGTTTTGTTCCGTGTCTCCGTGCTATGTTATCTGTCGGTGTGCATGAAGGTGGCAGAAATAAAGTTGCTTTTCAGTTAGGTGTTTTTTTACAGAAGTCTACACCTAATGATTGGAAGTCGCAGTTGGAACAGTTGAATGTAAAACATTTTACACCACCATTACCTGCGGCAGAAATAGTTACGATACAATCACAGTTAGAAAAGAAAGAGTATCAGTATCTATGTAAAGATGAACCCATGTCCTCACATTGTAATCAAGGTGTGTGCCGTGGTTTGAAGCATGGCATTGGCACAACATCCATGCCTGCGATTAGTGGACTATCAGTTATACTATCAGAACCTCGCCTTTGGTTTTTAGATATAGATGGCAGAAGATTAGAACTTACAACAGAAGAATTACAGACACCAAGACTATTTCAAAGGGCATGTATGGAGCAGTTAAACTTCATGCCACCAAAGATGAAAGATGGAGATTGGGAGATACAAGTTAATGGTCTTTTGGAGAACTGTAATGAAATAGCCGTGCCACAAGAACTGACATACAAGGGACAGTTTCTATCTTACCTTGAATTGTTTTGCACGGGCAGAGTACAAGCACAAAGTTTTGAAGAAGTTGTTCTTGGTAAGCCATATACAGATGGAGAAGAGGCAAGAACTTACTTCAAGATAGATTCTTTGATGGAGTTCCTACGAAATAGAAAGTTTGATAACTACACGAGAGCACAAGTACAAGAGAGACTCAAAGAGATAAACAATGGAGACAGTTCGCTTGTTAAAAAATTTCAGAACTCACAAGGTAAATGGAAGTCCGTTAGAGTCTGGTGGATACCAGAGTTTGGTGGAGAAATAGAAATAAAACCAATAACAATAGAAACAGATGAGGTTCCGTTTTGAAAGAGACTACTATATTCGGTCCACCTGGTACAGGTAAGACCACATATTTAATAGATCTAGTTAAGGATCACTTGATTGGTGGTGTTACACCGAGGAACATTGCCTTCATGTCATTTAGTAAAAAGGCAGCCACAGAGGCAAAGACCAGAGCTTTGAGAGATCTTGACTTAGATCCAAAAGACATGCTTTATTTTAGAACCTTGCACTCACTTGCTTTTGCTTGGCTTGGCTTGAGCACGGCTGAAGTTATGTCTGGTCGTGACTACAATGAATTGGGAGCATTGGTTGGATTAGACTTCAGAACCACACAGACACTTAATATGGAAGAGGGACCTTTGTTTTCTGTAGGTGCTGGTGGAGATAGTTATATGTCTTTGATTCAGTATTCTCGTGTTAAACAAGTTGATTTACAAGAGGAGTTTCATAGAGGGTCTTGGAGTAACAACATGAGTTGGCAACAGTTGTCGGTGTTGGACAAGGCTTATAAAGACTTTAAGGAAAGAAAAGGCAAGATTGATTTTATCGACATGATAGAGAGATTTATCAAGGGTGGCACTTCTCCTAAGTTTCATATGCTTATCATAGACGAAGCTCAAGACTTAGCACCAATACAATGGAAGATGGTCAAGGACGTTCTCGTCCCTAATTCAGAGCATGTATACTATGCTGGGGATGATGACCAGGCGATATACTCTTGGATGGGTGTAGATGTAAAACATTTTTTACAGGCAAGTCACCAAAAGATCTTATTAGAAAAGTCACACAGAGTTCCAAATCACATTCACGCTTGGGCAGAAAATATTACAGATCAAATAGCAATAAGAGAAAAAAAAGAATGGGTTCCAACTGAAGAGAAGGGCATGGTTACATGGCATAACGATATCCTTGATGTTGATATGCGAGAGGGCGAATGGTTGATACTCACAAGAACAAACTACATAGCTAATAAAGTATGTCACAAACTTAGAGAAGAAGGTTATATCTTTTGGAGAGAGGGCGAGGGTTGGTCTGTTTCTCTTAATATATTGTTAGCGATAGAGGTATGGATATCTTTACAAAAAGGCAGAGCAGTTGAGCCAAAATTGTTAAAAGTTTTTGCTAAATTTATAGATCCATCTTTGATTACAAGAGCTGGTAGAAAAGCTATGGGTAATCTCGTTGAAGATTTGGAGTATAACTTAGATCATTTGAAAAACTTATGTGGATTTAAGGTTAATAATTTTATGGGTTGGCAAAAAGTTTTGAAGCTATCGGAACAAGTTGTTGCATACATAGTTTCCACCAGAAGGCGAGGAGAGAAAATTTTGTCGTCAGATCCTAGAATCCGTGTATCGACAATACATAGAGCAAAAGGTGGAGAAGCAGATAATGTAGCAATACTTATGGATTCGACAAAAGCATGTGTCGAGAGTGAAGATCAAGATGCTGAAAGAAGAGTATGGTATGTTGGTATGACAAGAGCAAAGAAAGAATTACATATAATATTAAAATCAGGAAGGTATGGGTTTGATTTATGAAAAGAGATAAAGCATTAAAAAAAGCAGAAGGTTTAGTTAGCACCGAAAGGGCAGAAGTGTACGGAGATGCTAGACTTAATCATCAAAGGATTGCTACAATGTGGAGTGTATTGTTTGGAGTAAAAGTTACAGTGCCTATGGTATATTTAGCTATGGTTGCTGTTAAGATGTCTAGACTTATGAACACACCAGACCATGAAGA